AAGCATAGAAGCATCTTTTTGCGCACCTGTTTGTAAAGCATTTGCAAGCTTAGACGCTCCTCGTCCATATGCTGCTGTAACCCCAAAAGGAACAAAACTACTACCAAGTCCAACAACGAATGGAGCAGCTTTAGCTAAAGGTTCTGGAATGCCTTGAGAAATCAAAGTTTCTGGCACACCGGTTTCTTTTGTTACTTCTTCAGCCGTTGAACCAACAGCCGCGCTTACTGGCGCAAGTACAGGATATTGTTTTAGTGCCTCAATAACTTTTTTTGAAGTTTCCCCGACGTAGGGAGTTAAAGCGCCAACGCTCTTTTGCAGTCCGGTAACACCACTTACTACGCCAGCAACAGTTTGAGCACCTTTTTCAATTGGAGTTTGCGGAACTGGTACTCCAGCAGAAGTTAACGCTTGATCCACCAAACCAGAAAACCCTGACTCAGGTTTATCCCTAAACAGATTTGCAATCCCTTGGCCAATGGCTTCTGCATTAACAACAAGACCGCCTAATGCAGCCCCAGGAATTGCTCCAAACCCGCCAAACGGAGCGCCAACAGCGGCACCCGCCAACATGCCAGCAGCAGTTGGAGCTAAACCCCTTGTAACAGCGCCGGCTACTCCACTAACGCTAGTGTCGGGTTCTTTGATCTCTGGAGTAGGCTCAGGTTGTTTAATATACTGATTCAACAATGCACTCATGGCTTGTCACTTTGTATAAATTTTAATCCAGCTTTTTCTAATGTTTCTATTATTTGCGATACTGGTACTTTGTTTTGTCGTGCTTGAATTTCTGCATCTTGTTGATTAAAAGTTTTGTTTCTTGCTCTTTCATCAGCAAGCACTGAAGGATATTCAAATCCTCTGAAATTTCCTTTTTCAGCATAGTATTTTGTAGCAGCTTGTTGGTCTCTACGCATGGTAAGCAAATCAGCTTCCATCGCTTCCATAATTTTAAGACGGCCTGCTTGGCTTATAGACAAAACAGGCAAAGGTTTTTTTGCTGCAAGCAAATCAAGATTTGAAATTGCAGTACCGGCACCATAATCTCTTGATCCAAGTCTTTCTTTAATCAACTCAGCTATACTAGCTAGGTATAGCTCACTATTGACTACTCGTTGATCAACTTTTACGCCAAATGCATCAGCTATTTGGCCTAATGTTGTTCTTAATTCAGCACCCATACCAGAAAATGTACTGTCATTTAACGATTTTAATCCTGCAATTCTATTAAGAGTTTGTTGTGTTTTAGAGCCATTTACTTCATATGTTTGGTTTAGAACGCTATCTTTTTTAGCAGCATCCCTTAAAGCTTCTTGTCTAGAAACCAAACTTAACTCTGTTGAAGAAGCTGATTGAGGAGGTACTATGCCCCCAATCTTCCCGTCAGGATCTGCTATCTTACGGTAATCTTCACCATACTTTGCAATACCCTCAGCAAGATCCTTACGCGCTTGTGCCTTCTGCTCTGCGGTTAGTTCTGTAAAGCGTTTTGCTTGATCCGCGAGAGCAGCGGCAGCAGTTCTTTGTGTCAAATCCTGAGCGCGAATTTGGACCGCAACTTTAGCTGCTTCGTTTATATTGGTATTTAGCATCTTGCCAATATCAGCAAGAGTTCCACCTTGTAGCATCAAACCAATTACTGCTTTTTGATCTACAACTTTGCCATTTACCTTTATTGGCGGAACTGTAAATGCTGGCGGGGTTGGAATTGCCGTATTAGGCGCAACAGGAGTTGTGGCAGTTGCGGGAGTTGCAATAGACGCACCAGTGGGCGCACCAGTGGGCGCACTAGGAGGCGTACCAGTAGACGCCAATGCGTCAGCCAAAACACTTGGTGGAGTACCAGTTGTTGGTGCCGTTGGTGGACCGAAAAAATCCTCAAAAGCTTTTTTATTGTAATCTCGGTCTATATCCTTGCTAAGCAAAGACTGGCCCAATGCGCCGCCAGGTCCGCCCATATTAGATAACGCCATCAATGTTTGTTGACGTTGTGATGGAGTTTGTGGAACAGCCGGGGTTCCTGGTATAGCTGGTTGAACACCCATGCCGGTATCATTTGTTGGATAAGGCTTGCCAAGATTTGCCGGGTTTGCTTCCCAGTCTGCAATATCTGCCGCTTCTGGTTTGTATGTGTATTCGGGCGTTCCTGCTTTTGCAGGAGTGCCTGATAGTTGGCCAATAAGTGAATTAGTTTCAGTTCTATATTGCCCGCCCAGCGCCTTCTGTTCTTCGATGGCCTTGTTCTGCAAGTAACCGCCGCCAATGCCGGCAAGGGCCTTGGCCAAGCCAGAGAACGCCGACACGGGAACGGGGATGCCGTTATAGCTGGGAGCAGCAGTGTCTGGCGCAAACGCTTGCGCCTGGAGCATCTCGGCCATTTTCTGCCGGCGAGCAATTTCGTTTTGCTGCTGCTGGTATGGACCAGGAAGTGAGAAAGCGTCAGCCATTTTGATTACCCGCCAAATAGGGTTTTGAGGCCAGGAGCGCCCGCGCCGGCATACAAACCACCAGCGGTTCCAAGAAACTGTCCAACACCCTGCGTTGTCGCATTAAGACCGCCCTGCTGAATACCGTAGTTTTGCAAGGCATTCTGGGCTTGCGCCTGTGTGGCATTGAACACTGGAGCCGCCGCAATCTGCTGGCCCTGATAATTCTGAAACTGCGGCAACTGAAGCTGAGAACCAGACATCAGCGCACCAATCTCGTTCAACGGCTGGCCACGCAAAGCCAATTGCCGCTGAAGTTCCTGCATCTGCGCGGCATTGCCAAACTGAGCCTGCTGCTGCTGCTGGTTAAGCCCCTGTGCAGTCGCCGTGTTGAACAAGTTAGCGCCGGCTTGCTGTTCGCCAAAGCCTTGCGCCCGCGCCGCAGTGTCAAGGTTGATCCCCTGCAAAGCGGCCTGACTCAAGAGGTCGTTACGGGCCTGTCCCTCGTCCGTCATGGCGTTGCGGTATGCCTCGCCGCCAGCAACCAGCCCCTGATTGGCCAGATTCTGGCGCAAGCTGGCATCGCGCCGAGCCAGTGTAGGCTCCAGACGCCGCATAATCGCCTCCTGGCCCGTAGTGCCAGCATCAACCGGCATCCTGGCAAGGCCAGACAGGTCGTAAGCCGTCCGAGGCGTTGCTGCCGGACCAATGCTGGTCTGAAGTTCGCCAGCCGCCCCTCCGGTGGGCGCGTAGGGGTTCGCCAGCGCGGTTTCGGCGGTGGTGACACCCTGCTGCCCCAACAGGGCGAGCCTCCTCTGGGTCTCCTGCTGGGCGCCTAGCGTAGCCTGTGCGGCAGGGTTCAGGGTCTGCGTAACGGTCGGGATGTCCGCATTGCCACCTTCGCCGTAACTGACTGTCTGGGTGCCATAGGGGCCGACAATGTTTGGGTTGCTTAGCTTGGCAGTCGCCCGCGCAGCCTCAACATTGGCCGCGCCCTGAGCGGTGGCAGCTCCCGCAAAATCAGGAGCCGGCGGTGCTGAAGCAGTCTTTCCCATAACGATCTCCTAAAAACCGACAATCGGCTTGTCGCATTGTCCAGATGACCAGATCCCCATCTGGATGCGCGTTAGCAATCCGAGCCTCTTTCGTAAAACCCATGTGCTTGACCAGCTTTGTGCTTTTCAAGTTTCCGCTAGCCACCGAAACAATGATCTTCTGAACCTTCAACTGCCGAAACGGGTAGTCAAAAATAACCCCTACAAACCGCCGTGTTATTCTTGACGAAATGGCAATGTGACATACGACACTCACACCATTCCAGCCTTCGTAGATCACGCCAGCAACTATCTTTCCGCCTTTCTCCAGTCCAATCGCAGTAGACCGTTCTTCGTAATATCCACCCGCGACCTGTTCAGCAACCCAATGCCCGACAGGATGTCCAATCGTTAGATTCCCGCCCATCCGCTTTGGTATACAACGTCCGTCGATGCCCATTCAATCTGGACTCCAGAGGACGAACTTTTAAGGTTGATAGCACCGCAATAACCAATCCCGGTGATGCCTTGCCAGTTGTTGGTGATCGACAAATCCGACCCCCACAAGCCAGTATCCCACAGAGAAACACCCCAGATACCCGAAGATGTAGGACTGAACGACAAGGCAGCAGTTGTGTCGGCAGTGTTAAAATCCGTGTTTATGCCAACAAAGATCGACGGCGTTCCATTGGTGAAAATGGACGGGCGACCACGGGTAAAATACTTTTGTACACCGCGCTGCTCAAAGTAGTTGAAGGCTTGCAGGGTGTTTGTCTGGATGTCATCGACGTTATCAATGTAGCTGTCCTGCCAAGCCACGCCGACAATTCCATTGCCGCCGAAATACGGAGAATCCTTGAATATCTCCCAGCAATTGGATGCCCAGCCGGTGAATTGACACCACGCTTTCGTCAAGGTGTTCATCACGTACTGTTCTTGCGCTCCGACACTTACCGGAATATTAACAATTACAGCATCGTTTTTAGACGAAATACAAAGCTGCCAGCCAAAACTGGAGCCATACGATTGTATAGCCGCCGCAAAGGCGCCGCTGATCTTGTCAGACAAAGCCACACGGGGATCCAGCCGGCTGCTCTGTAGCGCCGCTGCCAACGGAACCAATCCCTGCAATGCTAAAACCAGCAAATCGCCGCCGTATTTGATCATGCAGCGTTTGCCAATTGGCGCACCAATGTAATAGACGCCAATCAACGCCCAGGTTGATGCGCTGGCAGGATCCGTTCCACGGTAGACAATTGCCTCACCCTGACTTGTCAGGAAAACCAGATTGTCATCCAGACCGTATCCGGCATCAATCGTCCACGTTCCAACAGCAACAAGATAACCGCCAAACAAGGCAACGGAACTTAAGTCCAATGCTTCAGCGGCACCGCCCACAGAACTAGTCGGCAAATACCATGCCTTGAGCGTGTTGTTTTGCAAGAACCAAACGCGATTCTTGAACAGCGTAATATTGGTCAGGTCAGTGGTCGTCACACCAGTTATAGCCGGCGTGCTGAGCGAGGTAATGCTTACCCAATTCGAGCCGTTATATAGCAACGGAGCATCAACACCATTTACAGCATAGATATAACCGCCGGCAGCAGTAGTGACGTTAGTGTATTCCCATCGAGCATTGGTTAAGCCGGTGACAACCGCAGCGCCCACAGCCCCGGCAGTGGTTGCGTCATAAATAGAAGTTGTGGCAATCGCAAAGAGCTTTTGCGTTGCTCCGCTGCTATAGGCCATCAAGGTTTCAACCTGGCCAGAAATGCCAGTCACATGATTTTCATAACCACCCCGCAATGTAACATTGCTGACGGTCGGAAACATGTTGACCAGGGTGACGGCATCAGTCGGCACCATGTTGGCAAGACTGTCGCGAGCGTTCCAGCCACCAACAGGCGCAGGAATTGATGCAACGCGAGCGGCAGTTCCCTGAACCAGATTAAGTTTACGTGCTTGGGCCATAGCCGCTGTCCGGGATGTTGTCGTAGCCGATCAGCACAGTGCCAGGACGAGGCGCAAACGAAAGATTGGCAGAACTCATGTCCTGCGCCATAGCCGCCTCAAGTTCAAAAAGATAATCCCGGTACAACGCAGTCGTATCAAAGCCCTTAGCCTGAAAATACTTCAGCTTGGTGGATAACACCATCAACCGGTCGGGATACATGCAAGTATCCGTATCAACCGTGAAACTGGTCTTTACCGCGCCCGCAGAACTCTCTGCCCAGCCGTTGCTGCGATACTCAAAGCCAAGATATTCCTCCGTTGTCGTAGGTGGCCAGATCTGGAAATAAGCGCCGTACAAACGCCAGCGAATGCGGGGGCCAGTGCTGATATAACCAGAAAGCAGCCATTCCCACTGCTGGGCATCTTCCGGTCCCAACATCTCCCAATGCTTCGATTTGTCCCACATCGTGCGCGGAACAATCGACTCATAATCACTAGGAAGATCGTATTTCACCTTGGCAAACGTCACACTTGCCGCAGTACCAGCAGATGAAAAAGTCTGGTTCATCGTCAGGGCAGTGCCGCTGTCAATCGTGCTGATAAAAGCATCCTGGTTGATGCCCGTGCCAATTGCCATGTAGGTGTCATCAAGGCCGGTCGTGGACGGAATGGAACTAATGGTCAGCGCCGCAGTAGACCACGTTCCAGTCGTCGTCAGGTACTCGGTATAAAACCGATACGGCTTGGTCAGCGCCCGCCATTTGTGCCGAGTCAGCAATTCATAACCGGTAGCGTTCATCAGGGCCAAAAGCTGGATAACATCCTGATTGGTATTGCCGGCCACGGACACGGGCGTAGCGATGCCCAACTCATTGGTCGCCTGTTGAATGAGCTGGAGCATCGTTGTCATGGACTAGGCTTCCTTGCGAGGACGACCCGGGCCGCGAGACTGGCTGCTGATAATCGCAGACATCTGCTGCTGCAATTCAGCCAATTGCTTTTTGGTATCAGCCAGATCCTTGGCGCTGTCACTCATGTTCTTGTTTTGCAAATAAGCACGGGCGTTTTTCTGCAATCCAACACCAGCAGGACCAACACGCTGCAACTGGCTGTCAGATGCCGTTGCAACCTGCTCTACCGTGCGAAACTTTAGAATCTGTAGTTCCGCAACCTGGTACTCGTTGATCGCGGCTGGTTCATCCTTGTGCCACTGCATAAGGTCAGTTCCCGGCAATACTCCACCCTCCGACTGCATCTGAAAATGCAGCCACTGGCGAATAAACCGTTCCTTGTGATCCTCACGAACCGGCTGGTCAATAATGTTAAGCTGATCGCCGGGAGTCATGATCCTGACAAACGGCTTCTTCATCGTTTCATTATTGTAAAACTCTACTTGCAGAAACGAATCTGCGTTTTTAGCGTCTGAGTCCAAGGC